GTGCCTAAATTTCTTTAGGGTTTGTCCAAATTAATGGACACAGCGGTTTCCCACTGCTGCCAACGTAGTTTGACCCCGTTAGTCTCACTACGCGAAGGTATGTAGTTCCAATTGGGACTACATCGTAGCCTCGACCGGAAGCGTTTTAGGTCATGCCTGACCATGATGCTGCCGGAAGCCAACTCGCCAAAAAGGAACGAACAGTATAACCCAGCAGGGTTAAACAATAAAGTTCCTCTAAACCCATTAGGAGTACGGATACTCCCTTCAAAGACCTTAAGCGATGACGCGCGCCGCTCCCAACTCTTAAAGAGAAAGGATTGGTTAGAATCATACCTAGGGTCAATGAAAGCGAGTGGAACACGAATACCACTATCCATTTGGGAATCAAAAGGCACGAAAGTTCGAAACTTTCGACCTAAGAAACCATATAGATAGAGAACGGTATACCTCATCGGTATACCGGTATAAGTAGACCACTCGTTTAATTGGTTTATAGCGACCATGATATCAAATGGAGTGTCTAGTTTTCGAATGAAAACCGGACGAACAGGTTGGCCGTGAAACCAATCTGCCCCACAAGATTCACGGAACGAACCTTTAGAAAAGGTCTTGTTCAGATTTACAGAGAAGCCAAGCAGCTGAAGTGTAGAGACTATCTGATCGAAAGATTCCTTTCGGCAGATAATATCATCACCAAAAACTGAATAGCTATCTGAATTATTGGGAATACCTTTGCAGGTATTCACAGCCTGAACAATAGCAGCGAAGATTATGGTCTGCAAGGGGAAGGTAAAACCATTCCCCATCGTAGAAACCATAAACAAAGGCACACGCTTTCCGCCTATTAAGGTCGAAGGAGATCTCAAAGTCAAAAGTAGTTCAAAGAACCACTTAGGCAAAAGGTACTCACATAGACCTAAACTAATAGAATCGGAAGCACTGGAAAGATCAATGGTACAAAAAGAACCATTTATCGATCCAACTCGTGCCAGTCGATGATTCACCTTAGGTTGAGTCCCCAAGCAAATCCCAAAGGATTCTTGGAGTCTCTTCTCAAGATGAAATGCTAAGCCAAGCTGATAGAACATATTCAGCGAAGGCTCAACACAAATCATACGACTCGTTGCATTCGTTTTTGGAACGAAGCTACACCTACTACTACTCGTTACGGATGGAAGACCAAACTTTTCGTAGCGGAGGCATTCCGCATCGGATAGGAATGGGATCCATTCACAGAAACGCTTGTATTCCTCATACAAGTATTCAGACGTGGACGTTAATGGAGAGGAGAAGTACTTGGTATATAATGAAGTACCAAGGCTCCCAACATTAACCCCTGGACCAGGCCTACCAAAACTTAGCAAGTCAAAGTAGGAACTGATCAAGGGCTGTCCTTCTGGATGGAAGAAGTTGTCCAGGATCTTTCGGATTTCTCCTAAGATCTGTTCATCCTTCAACCATAGACAGGAAGACAATTTCCAACGAGCACATCTACCATTGGCAGACGTGAACGCCTCTAACGCAACTTTGTCAGCAATATCAGTCTCCTTCGGTATCCATTTACGGATTATCGAAGAAAGCTGGTAAGAACTAGCAAAGGAGCGAACAGAGATGTCGGAACGATGATCTAGAGAAAACTCAAGATCAGCGTAACGACACAAGTCTGAACAAGCAGCTCCATAAAGAGCGACAGGACTAATGTCCATGATGATCTCCTGGAACGTTCCTAACGCTGGTATCGGTTAGATACTAGCGCCAAAGGCACCAGCCATTGCGATCAAGAGGCCTGATGCACCTGTTCCCAGGGCACCAGACTTCCCAACAACAAGGGCTGTAGCCAAGATAGCTGAAGCGTGATCCTTGAGCCACTTTGTGATATTTTTCATATCACACCAGTGACGCAAGTATCACCTAATGAAGCGGAGATCTGGTTAAGAGCTCCGATCATTAGTGACAGCATCGCGCGTACATTCGCGGCATCAGCGACGTCTGCACCAGCTGGAATAGAAATGCTACAATCGGCAGTTGCCAATCGTGCACTCTGACCAGCTAGGACAGTAACGCCTTTGCGAACACCGAGTTTGTAAACGTTATTCGGAACGTTAGGAAGGAGACCCGTAGACGCATTAAGGGCAGGAAGCTGCCGGAGAACCGGCGGCCGACTACCAGTAATCGTAAACGGGCGGGACGGAGAAGACGAAGTATCAACTCCGGTTTGCGTGCCTGTAAGGCTCGCAACTGCATACTGCTTCCCAGTATTACTTGGCGCCGTATCGGTGACAAGTACATACGCAGGAGTAGTAAGCCCCGTCTGGGCACCACCTGTAACGGGAGAAGTGATTGTAAGCGACATTGTTAATGTCTCCTGGTGACTAGGTTTGAACTATCCGATATTTCATCTTCAGTCGGTTTCCACCTTCCGAAGATGTTTAATATCGAAAAGAGGTACGATACTTCTAGACTTTTGGGCTAAGAGAGCTCCGATATTAAAGAAAGGATATTTGCTAGTTGGAATACGAAATTCCAACGTAGGCAATAAGTCCGATCCAGAAAATGCGGATCTCTCAACCTTACGCCTAGAAGAAGTCGTGCGTCCGCCGTAGGCGTATTGCTTCTTTGTCTCCCAATAATAGGTTGGTGGCGGAGTACCTACATCACTAAGTGTAACGTTATCATATAACGTTTCCATCCTAGTGAGTTCGGTCTTACACCCCCAAGCTAAAGAGGAATTCAAAAAGGCAGCGCCTTGGAGAATATCGCCAATATTGACGAAATAATCCGCGATCCAAGAGTTGGGTAACAAGTCCCAAGCAGTCGGGAGCCATCTCTCTGGCGTAAGCTGGAGAGATTGAGCCCACGATAATTGCCCGGTATTCATTGCCGCATTACTCTTGACAGCACCTTTCATCCGAACAGTAAACTTGTATGTCGTCAAGTAATTCTGTTGGATAGTAGATCTCAAGAAACCGCCACCGAAGTTGCGGTTAGATGAGTCGCCCTGGTAAGTAGCAGTGGCAGTAGCCGTCACAGGGGTGATAGGGTACCGGAATCTTCCGATATCCGCAATCAACGAAGCGACGTCTGCTGCTAGAGGCTGCCAACCAAAGTGAAACTCAAGGTACGTGTCAGACACAATCTTCATTAAACGATGGGGGAACCTCGCATGCTTAGACTTAAGTTTCTTGACTTGAGTTAAGTACGAGATCATCCCATGTTTAAGAGAATTGAGTGGATGGATCATAGAATCCAGAGTTTGCCTCAGTTCACCAAGATCTTGGCCAGCTTCGAAAGAAGACTGGATAGATGAAGCTTGCTGAAGGAAACTGCGGATACAGCGGTTCCTGACACTGGCAACTAGAGAACCCGAAGGACTACTATCAGAAGGAGGAGGACAGTGGATAGTTCCACTCGTATCATCATTCTGAAATATAGTACCGGCTGGATCGAGAGTACTCTTAGCGACAGTTTCATTTCCCACGGAGATAAATACGGATGGTTCACACTTAACGGCAACCCCAGAGAAGGGAGTTGTAGCGTTAATACTGTGAGCTATGTCGTATTTCCACCCAGGGTTAGTGAAGCCATCGGCCGTATTAGTATAGGTAGAACTACCATTACTAAACGAACCAGAGCTAGAGATATTTTGGTCCCTAGACTTCTTGACGTTAGTCGAGGAGAATAGAGAACTAAGATAAACCTGACTCTGTTTATGTGTAATCTCGCCCATAAGGATTCCTAGTTGTTACGAAACAGTAGAGCTCTAGGGTGCAACCCTACGAGGTGCTGAGGGTAAAGAGAGCCAACCTAACGGATCAAATCATACACGACTCTTTCTCGCACAAAGCGAGTTAAGAGGCGAACACGCTCACAGTGGCTGAAAGAGACAAAATCTCTAAACAGAACACTTTGAGTCGGAAGCCAAGCATAAAACTTGACATCTGAAACAAGGCAAAGCAACTCAGAATACGTCAAAGACGGACTAAGAGGAGCGTTGTCGAGTAGTGTTAGCATGATATGATCCTATGGTTGACGATAGCAGATATTATCTGCGAGGGCTCCCGAAAGGGAGC